TCATTTTATGCCTTTCTGTTATGGGATAATCCTATCATTATCATTGTCATTGTCAACCCTTATTTTTCTAATAGTTTTATAAGAGTGCCAACCATTATCCTCAGTTGCTTTCTCATATCCCTCGCTTATTCTTCTATGTGTAATAAATGGAATAGGAATACCTCGCTCAATATTCTTCATATTTTCATTAAGCCAATCTAGTTTGCAAGTTTGGCTACAAAAATATCTATCTGAATGATATTCATAACCATATTGATTTTCAGTATCATCTATTTTAGCATATGCATAGCGCCCACGAATTATGCCTTTTGATTTTAGAAACCTATCTGTTGTTGGGTTTGTATGACAGTTAGTTCCTTGGCAAAAATGTTTGTTAGGCATGATCTTCCTCTCTAGATTTAATTGCGTCATTTTTTAGAGCAAAGTAAATCTGGTTTTCGTTTCTTAATGTGTGATTAACTCTTTTTAAAAATGTCTTTAGTTTAATTGTTTTAATCTTATTAAACTCAACATCATAAATGTAGATTGCACTATCAACTTTATCTGTCATGCTACTACCACCAATCCCATTATTAAACCAAAAAAACCAACGCAACAATAAAATTCAAAGCTTGTCATTAGTACCTAACTTTCCAAGAACCTTTGGCAGTTCTATATCCGTCTGCGTCCATGTCAAAATATGTCATTAACTTTGCACCAAGTTTAGATGTCCAATATCTGCATTTCTCGTCCCATTTACCATTTCTAGTTATGTGTTTTTTATCTTTGTTAGAATAATAAGTTATTCTAAATGTTGTGTTGTTTTCCATTTTATTCCTTTCTGTTATATTAGGGAGTTTATAGGAAACTCCCTAACTTGTCAAGTGTTAGTATTTATGTTCCTGTTCGTTATCTTCTGTCATTTCTTCATTAAACTTTTCCATAGCCTCTTTAGTAATTTTGCCATTTTCGTCAGCCATTTGTTCTAGTTCTTCTATGGAGTAGTTCCACCAGTATTTATTATTTTCCATTTTATGCCTTTCTGTTATGGGACTATCCTACAACATAGAATAGTCCCTGTCAATAGCTTAATTTAAATTATTTTGCTTTTCGTATTCCTTTCTGATTGCTATTTTTTGTTCTCTAGTCATGGTAGTATTTTTCATGCCTTTAATCATACTAGCCAAATTAACAGGATTATAAATTGTCAATCCTGTTGAATTACATCTTACAAGTTCAGCCTCATCAAGTTCAATGCCGAGTTCTTTCATCAACTCAACACCCTCACTTAAATACCTATAAGCTTTCAATCCTGTTTTCATAGCTTGTTTTTGTTTTTCAATACTATCAATCCATTTTTGATGACAAGTAATTAAATTTGCTTTTGCTTGTTTCAACATTTTAAAAACTATAAACTCTTGTTTATTACAAGCAATAGTTCTTGACCTACAATGTGATGTTCCAATAATATCTAAATAATATTGACTATCAAAATCTTTTGTAGTTCCAACATTATTATCATTATCAGAACTATAACTATTATATCTTGAATAGCCTAAATGTTTATCATTAGCCTCAATGTGTTTGGTTTTGTGTGGGTTATCATCTTTCCCATTTTGTTGTGCAAGTATATCTGGATTTAAGTCATTAGCTTTTAAACCCTCACGACAATAAGCATAAGCAAATTGTTTTCCTGTCTCATCATTATACTCACTATTGCCAACACTACCAAATAAACCAAAATCAAAATGTTCAGATACTTGTATATCATCTTCATCTTCAATCTTTTCTTCTAGTCCATCTTTTGCATAAGAGAAATAAAAGCATTTATCTTTTGCAACAACATCAAGAGGTTGTCCATATTTTGCTTTTAAACTTTTGCAAGTTTGAACATCATCACTTGGATATGCTCTACCTACAACTGTCTTTGCAAGTTCAAATGCTTTTGGATATAACTCATCAACATTTTCCCTTGCTTGAAGATATGCCTCTCGCTCTTGCGTGTTTTCTGTTTCAGCATTATCAACATACCTATTTAAAATCTTATTTCTAAATTCGGTATTCATTCTTATTTTACTCATTTGTGCCTTTCTGTTTGTTTGCATAAAGTTTAAATATCACTTGACAATAGGATAGTCAAGCATTATATTTGATTTATGTTTTTTATACTGATTAGGTGATATAAAAAAAGTAAATGCAGGGCATACCCTAATAATTGCCCTGCACTGATCCCTGATCCGATTGCTCAAATGCAATAACGGGACAACTTCCCACAACCACGTGGAGAGTAATCGGATCTGGGATCAGATGTTGTACACTGCGGGATATTAACCGCTATAGTTTAGGTCGCGATCCAAAGTGCTTGGATGGGAAAGTAAGGTTGCAAACTGAAATCCTCGCCTACACAGGACAACAACTGATCCCTGATCCATTGTGTCGATACTGAGTGAGTGGTAACCACCCGAAACAATGGATCTGGGATCAGTAACTATGTCACTTTAGAATGATTCTAAAAATCATTCTAAAGTGAGAAAAAAGAAAAAAGCTACAAGCGGCAAGCTTCAAGCTTGACAGCAGCCGTAGGATGTTATAGGATGTATTTAGAAAGGAATAATTATGGAATATGCAACAAAAGAACTAGAAAGAATAGCAGACGCTTTAGAAGAAATTCTAAAGATGGTTAAGAAGGATCAAGAAGAATCAAAAAAATACAGAGAGGAGAATGATGATAACAATTGATGCAGATAAAATAAAACCAAATCCAATAGTTCAAAAAACTAAGGACGAAGTTAAAAAGCTGGTGCAACGCTTAAATTATAGTGATGCACTGGAAGTCCTGGAGGCTGTTTGTAAGATACACAACTCACGCTCTGATGTTGGAACTGGTAAAGATGATGTGCCAGCCATGGATCATGATCAAATATTAAAAGATATTAAATCATGAGCAGACAGCCCGGTCTTCCTAGTATTAAAATACTAGTGCAGCATTGGCGCTGGCTCGAGGCTCAAGGACCAAGCTACAAGCAACAAGCCGCAAGCTGCAAGCGCCAAGCTGCAAGCTTGACAAGACAACGGTACAATGTTATTGTATCCTATAAATTAAAGGAGAAAGTATGTTAGTAAAAGAAGCAAAAAAAATTACTGGAAGCTTAACCAGAACAAGCAAAATGCCCGGGCTATCTTACAGCCTGCCAGCGTGGGAGTGTAAAACCGGGTCCAAGCTAAGAAAAATAAAAGGCAGCGTCTGCGCCAGCTGTTACGCTCTGAAGGGTAACTATACAAGATACAAAGCCATCAAGGCAGCTCAATATGTAAGATTAAAAGCAATTGAAGACTCAAGATGGATTGAAGCAATGACAGCTCAGGTAAAACGGTCAACTTATTTTAGATGGCACGATGCAGGAGACGTCCAGGACTTACAGCATTTAAATAAAATTTTTGAAGTGTGTAGGTTAACACCTGACACTAAGCACTGGATGCCAACGCGGGAGGCGTGGATCAAGGATCACCTGGACAGCAAGCCAGACAATCTTGTAATCAGATTTTCCCCTCCAATGATTGGCCAGCGCAACGACACCTGGCCAAACTCTTCGATGGTTGTAGAGAAGGACGCGAGCTGTCCAGCACCATCTCAGGGCGGTAAGTGTGGCAGCTGTAGACAATGTTGGGATCCTGCTGTAAAAGTAGTTTCATACGGTAAACATTAAAATGTGGAGACACCCAAAATATTATAAAGATTTGCGTAAGCTAGCTAGGTTACGCAATAGGGACCAGGCCATTAGCGACAATGACTCGACGGAGTCCAGAGAGCGTGCGCCTGGGACCGGCCTCAAGCAACAAGCTTCAAGCTCCAAGCCTCAAGCTACAAGCTACAAGCTTCCTGGTCCTAGACCAATCTCAAATGCAAACAAAGGTTTGATTCACAGGCCTCAAGCTTCAAGCGCCAAGCGACAAGCGTCCCAACCAGAGTGACAAGCGTCAAGCTTCAAGCCGCAAGCAGCAAGCTCCTTGATTCTTGAACCACGGAACAAGAAAACTGAATAAGTTTTCTTGGGTAAAGGACCGAGGGCCTTTACCATGATAAAAGTATTGTCAGGATGTTTCACGTGAAACGCAATTTGATGCGGACTGAATCGGACTTTGTTACCTTTGGTTACTTTAATTTCTATAGTACGAAAGTGCCCAGAAGTATTACAGACCAATAGATCAGGAGTGCCAAGTAAGCTAGAGTTTTCAATCCTAATGAGGGAAAGTTCTTTAAAATTTTTTTTGATTTCTCTATAGAATTTAGCCTCTGGGCCCATATGTTTTTTAAGGTAATCACTGCACTTAAATTTGCAGCTTTGGAGGAATATTTATTAACCGTTGGTTGACTGTTTTTAATACAAGACGATGTGCAGTATGACCTTTCTGTCCTAAAATTGGTGTGCTGTTTTCTTGTACTTCCATTCTAACTACTTTTTCTAAATAACCGTTTACTTCAACCATAATGACAGCATTAGAAATAGCATTACCTTGTCTGCTACCGTCTTTGTTGGCTGCTGTGAAATTAGATAAAAATTCCTGTAAGTCTTTTACTCGCATTATTTTTTTATCTTCAGTTCTAATAGTTGAATCTCTTCCCGAAGTCTAGCTATTTCTGCTTGAAAGTTTTCATTTTCTGTATGCAGTTGTCTTATTGTAGATGACATTTCAATTACAATTTGTTTTGTAGCTTTTAATTGATTTTCAGTTTTGATATACAAACTTTCTCTTTCCTGCAGTTTAAATATATCTGCTCGGTATTGTTCAGTTAGTAATGTAATATCTAAAGGACCCCTGTCTTCTTTAGGATCTATCTTGCTTTCGTTTTCATGAGTCATATCTTCTCCGTGTTCTTTCAGTTTGTTGTATGTACGTTTGTCTTTCATGCTATTGACAATATAGGATAGTTACCTTAAAAAGTCAACATGGGAGTTCCTAAAAGATTAACAGAAATGCAAAAAAGATTTTGCCAATATTTAGTATTTGGTGGACCTGAAGGCCCGGTAAACAAAATGGAAGCAGCCGAGCTAGCTGGATATTCTGTTAAGAGAGCAAGGGTAGAAGGAAGTGAATTAACCAATCCAAGACTATCACCATTAGTGGTAAAATACAAAGATGAACTAGAACAAGAAAGAGATTTAAAGTTTGGTGTAACCTATGAAAGCCATATTGCTGAGTTAGCAAGAATTAAAACTTTGGCTTTAAAAAAGAATTCTTTCTCTGCTGCTGTAAACGCTGAAACAAATCGTGGAAAGGCAGGAGGACTATACATAGACAGAAAAATAATAAAACATGGGAAATTAGAAGATATGACAGAAGAACAACTAGAAATGAAGATGGCACAGATCGAAGAAGACTACGCAAGTTTGTTAACCGATGATAGTGTCATTGATGTTAGTGAATCCGAGTTATCTTCTTCACACAAGAAGTTGGAAAAACCGATCGTTCCGAAAAATGAATAGAACCATCAGCTTCAACGTCATAACCAGCAAAGATTCTCACAGTCTCATCATCTTTACTAAATAACCAACCTTCACTTACAGGTGTTGCTAGTTTCATATTTTTAAATTCAACCTCACTACCCCAACCGCCTTCAGTGATGATATCAATCCAGTCGATTCGCACACGTTTATATGGAAACACAACAGACTCCTTGACAGTCTTTGGTTTAGTGTAGCTGTTAATTCTTCTAGATTTTTTCTTAGATTTCATATTTGTATATGTATCTAAAAAAAATCAGTTTTTCTAGTTTTTTGTATCGCGCGCGCATAGGCAAACTGAGATTATGCCATAAGTGACAAAATAATCTGTCACATGACACTTTTTTTTACAACATTTTGTCTACCCTAAAGTCATATATACCAACACTTCTAGACCAAAGTGACAGAATGACATTATTTCTAGAGTAGTTTTTATTTTTTTTTTTATTTTTTTTACCATACATATACACTGTCATATCGGTGTGGTATTTAAGCAACACAATGTTGCCGCAATGCTATAATACTGCCCTGTTAGCCACAATCTTGCCATAATGTAGCTCCATTACTGCCAACTTTTCTT